TATGCAACAGCTTACAACAGCACAGGTACAGGAACTTTTCCTGCCATTGTAGGTGAAACAGGATTAGGTCAAAGTGTTTTCTTTGAACATGAAATAGGCACAGATCAAGTTAACCCAGATGGTAGCACAACAGCTTTATTATCTTTTATACAATCATACAATTTTGCTTTACAAACAGACCAGGGTATTGGAGAATACTTTTTGGCTATGCGTAGATTTTTACCAAACTTCAAAGTATTGACCGGTAATAATCAAGTGACTATATCTGTTTCTGATTATCCATCAGAAGATGTAACAGCTACAACGTTAAGTCCTTTTACAATTACATCGTCAACCACAAAAGTAGATACTAGAGCTAGAGGACGATATGCAAATTTAAAAATAGAAAATACAGGTGCAGGTGAGTCTTGGAGATTTGGTACATTCCAAGCCGATCTACAACCAGATGGAAGAAGATAATGGCAAAAATAGTAGTAAGATTACCAGAACCAAAAAAAGAATACACAGAAGACAACCAAAGACAAATTAACAGAGCTTTGGCTTCTGTAGTAGAACAATTAAACTCTACATTTTTAAGACAACAAAAAGAAGACCAAGAACGATTTACTTGGTTAGGACTAGGCTAATGGCAAATATATATTTAAATAAAAAAGCAAGTTTAACAAACACAGATCTAACTACATTATACACAGTGCCCTCTAATGCAAGAGCAATTGTTAAATCTATAAATGTAGCAGAAGACGCTGCGGGTTCAGCAGCTGTAAAAGTAACTTTAACTAATGCAGCAGGCACAGCTTTTGTAATTGATAATGATGTTAGTTTAACTTCTGGTTTAAAGGAACAAGTATTAACAGAACCTTTAATTATGGAAGAAAGTGAAATATTAAAAGTGCAGGCAAGCAGCGGTAATGTAGATGTTATTGCATCAATATTAGAAATAAATAGGGAGGACAGATAATGTCATTTGTAGAAACAGAAGCTTCTGTAAGGTATGAGATAGTAGATGGTAAAAGAATACCAATTATTACACCAAAAACAGAAGTAACATTGACAAACACTGAAACAGGTCAAGAATACATGTCAGACGCAGAAGCTATGCAGGATGTACAAAATCCTAATAGTTCTACTAAATCTGAACACATCAGAAGAGATGTTCATGTAACTGTAGAGTCAATACCTTTAGGTACGGCCACAAATATCAGTGATTGACGAAGAGTAAAAAAACAAGTAAAATGCACGATACTGCATATATCAAGCGTGGCAGCCTTGCATTTCACTACATTAATTAGAGATACATTATGGGATTTTTTAAAAAAGCATTCAGACCAGTTCGTAAAATAGCAAAGAAAATCATACCTAAAGAGATTAGGCCAGCATTACCTTTTATTGCATCAGCTTATTTTGGTCCATCAACAGGTGGATTAGGTAATCTGTTTACGAGAGAAAGTGCTAAACTTTTAGCACAAAAAGCTGCGATCGCAGCTGGAACTGCTGCAGCAACAGATGAAGATGCAAATCTTGCTAGAGTAGCTGCTTTGTCTATAGCGCCTGATGTATTAGGATCTGCAAGTGAATCAGCAGCAGGTTTGGATTTTTTTAAAAATAATCCTAAAACTATAAGTGCATTAGAAAAAACAGCAGGTTTCTTAAGACCTGAATCTGGTGTTAATTTTGATCAAGCAAAATTAATTGGTTCACAAACAGCAATAGACCAATCAGCCAAGTTTGCAGAAATTAGACAAGATGAAATAGATGAGTATAATAGAAGTTTACGAGAACAAGGTGTATTAGATAAAACAAAAAGAAGAACAGCAATATTTAACATATATAAAAATGCTGGTTATGATGATGATTACGTGAATAGTATGTTAGACAGATATGGATATGCTGAAGGTGGTATAACAAGAGGACTCATGAGTGGTCGAAAAGGAAGATCAATGAGAAATGTAATGACTATGGATGAGTTGCTTAAAAGAACACCAGTAGTATCAGAAGAAGAAGAAAAAGATCCAATCATTGAAATTGAAGAAGGAGAAGAGGTAAAAGTAGATGATAAAGGTGGTAGCATTATTAGATCTAAAAAAGATCCTGATTTTGTAGAGGCAATGATGGCAGCTAAATCTGGAGTAGAGGCAGCTTTTGGTATACCATTCGCTGGTGTGGAAGCAGCAGAGTTTAAAAGATTCGCTAAAGGTGGTGAAGTAGAAGAAGAAGTAGAAGAATCTGGTATTATGATAGCATCATCTCCAAATAATTTTGCAGAATTAAATATGTTAGCTATAGATTTATTTGGTAGACCATACGATCAATTAAGTGATGGTGAACAAGAAACACTTATGGACTTTATTGGATCAAAAAGTCAAGCTGATAGCGAAGGTATAATGCAAATGGCATCAGGATATAAAGATGACATAGATGAAATGTATGAACAATATGTTTTTGAAATGGAAGAAATGGGATTAGAGCCAATGTCTTTCTCACAATTTTTAGCTAGAGAAAGAGCTGGTATGAAAGATGGTGGTATAACTTTTGAAGAATACTTAAAAGGTAGAGGAAAAGAAGAAAAAAGAAATACAAGAGAAAAATTACTTAATGACTATGAAGAATTTAAAAGAAGAAGAAAAGTTCAAGAACAAAGACAAGAAGTTAAAGACGGTGGTATAATGGAAAAAGATATGAGAGGTGGTGGATTTATACCTGAAGGTACAAAGGAAAGAGCGGATGATGTACCGGCAAGATTAAGTAAAAACGAATTTGTAATGACAGCTGATGCTGTTAGAGCAGCAGGTGGAGGAAGTGTTAACAAAGGCGCAAAAAGAATGTATGATATGATGTACAGTCTGGAAGGAAAAGTATAATGGCAGAAACAATAACAAGACAACTCCGTGAACCATTTGTAGAATCAGCTGGTTTAGGTATTACAGATAGAGGACTAGCTCTTCTTAAAGATCCTATTCCTACCGCTACATATACAGGTAGACAGTTTGTACAAGGTCAATCAGGATTAGAACAACAAGCAGCGGCAGCAGCAGCTGGTTTAGATAGTTTAGTTGGACCAGATGCATATAAACAATTTATGTCTCCATATCAGCAAGAAGTTATTGATACTTCTCTTGCAGCTATGGATAGAGAGCAACAAAAAGGTATTGGTGCTTTAAGACAAAGAGCTGCACAAGCTGGTGCGTTTGGTGGTGGTAGAGAAGCAGCAGCTTTAGGTGAGTATCAAGCAACAGCCGATATTGCTAGAGCAGCACAAGAGGCACAATTAAGACAAGCAGGATTTCAAGATGCAAGAGCAGCAGCTTCAGCAGACTTAGCAGCAAGACAAGGTTTAGGACAATTTCAAACTGCAATAGGAGCAGGTCAAAGACAATTAGATCAAGCTAAACTAGCAGCAGATCAAGAACAAGCTAGAGAAGCAGCATTTGCTGACTACACACAATTAGGATTAATTGGTCCACAATTAGCATCAGTTATCGGTGGATTCCCAGCAGCAACACAAGTTCAATCAACACCTCCACCAAGTGCTACACAACAATTATTAGGATTAGGTATTGGTGGTGCAGGATTAGCAGGAGCATTAGGATTTAAACCTTTTGGATAATAATGAGTAGAATATTAAGAAGACCAATGTTTAGAGGCGGTAAAGTATCTAGTTATGGTACTGGTATTGCATCTGGTTTAGGCAGACAAGGTTATGACAATGGTGGTGAGGTATTTGATATGTATGAATCTATAAAAGAAAGAATACCTGTTCCAGAAGAACAAGGTTTATCAACTGGTGATTACTTAAGAATTGCTAGTGCTGGTTTAGATATATTAGGTAGACCTGCTGAAAGAGGTGGTTTTAGTGGAGCGCTTGCAGCAGCATCACAACCTCTTGCAAAATTAGGAGTTGATCTTGGATCGTCGATCGATGCTAGAAGACAAAAACAATTACAAAACAGAGAAGACTTAGCTAGAACTCTAACAGGTGCACAAGCAGAATTTGCAATTGGAAAATTAAAAGCTGATAAAAAAACAGCTACAGAAATTTCTTTAGATGTTATCGATACTTACTACAATGAACAAATAGCAAATGAAAATAAAAAACCAAATCCAGATCAAAACAAAATTAAAGAACTAACAGAAGCAAGAGATTACTCTAGATTAGATGTTGCACAAGGAGGTAACAAAGCTTCTAAATTTAGAATACTAAATCCAGCAACTATTGAGGCTGCACAAGATGCTGTAGCTGATGCACTAGAAACACAACTTGGTAGAGATCCTACTCCTGAAGAATTACAAGCTGCCGTTTCTCAGTATTTATTAAACCTAGTAAAAAGTTTTGATCAAGGACTATCAGGATTAGCTGATGGTGGCAGAGTTAACAAAGCAGACGGTGGCATGACAGAGATGGTAGAAGAAGATGTTACAACAGAAACTATAACTGAACCTGCAAGACCAATGCCTATGGAAGTAACTTATGATCAGTTAAGAGCAAGATTACCAAAAGAAATAGGTGATGAGATTGTAAATTTATTAGCAAACAGCTATGAAGCTCTTGCTGACTTTGCTGCAATAGCCACACAAGCAGATGTAGACAATTTCAATACAAAATACGGAGTTGAATTAGTATTACCACAGGAGGCCTAATGGCGATTGATCTTACATTAGACCAAGTAGAACAGGCTGTAAAAGAAACAGACAGAAGAAAGAATGTCCTTGAAACTAATCCAGGTGACAAAGTAAGAGTTGTAAGACCTAAAACACAAGCAGATGCCGCGTTAGAATCATTCAGACTAGATCCTAAAAACTTTGGTTTTACTTTAGCTTTTGACATGATTAACAAAGAGAGAAAAGACAGTGGTCTTGAACCTCTCTATAAAGAAGATCTTGACAAAGATGAAACTACTGCAGGTAGAGAATTTCAAGCTGCTATAGCTGGAGCTGGTGCAAATATAGGAGAAGGTCTTGCTAACTTAATTACGATACCAGTTGATTACGCTTTTGATACAAGTTTTACAAAAAGCTTAAATGACGTAACTAGAAAATTTGTAACCGATCATGGTAGTCCTAAAACTCTTACAGGAGATATTGCAAGAATAGGTGTGCAATATGGTGTACCTAGTACGATAACTTTAAAACTTGTAAATCAAATACCTAAATTAGGTAATATTCGTAAATCATATACAGCATTTAGAAAGTCATTATCTAAAATAGAAAATAAATTTTTTAGAAGATCAGCTAAACTTGGTACAAGTATAGCAAGAAGATCTGGTCAAGGTGGTTTAGCATTAGGAGCAGCTGATGCATTAGTTGCAGAACCAGATAGGCAAACATTATTTTATGAACCTGTCAGTGAAGCAGGTAAGACAGGTAGAGATTTAGCTGCAGCTAGATTTATAAACAAATTAAAATTTGGTGCTGAAGGTGCAACATTCGGTGTTGGATTTGCATTAGCAGGTAAAGCATTACCTATTGGTGCTAAATATGGATTATATAAGCCTGGAGCTTTTGCTTTAGGTATAGGAGCTAAAGCAGCTGATAAAGTCATTACACCTGTATCAAAGGTTGCCGCAAGAATACCAGGCATACAAGTTCCGTTTAAATTAGCCAACAGAGGTGGTGAATTATTAGTAAAAGAGTTAGGCACAAGAGTAGTGTTACCTGTATTTGGACAGACACTAAAAGGAGCGTGGACCGCAAAATTACCAGACTTTGCAAAGTGGAGAACATTCTCTACAGAAAGTGTTAAACCTTTAGAAGCATCTCTAAAAAAATTAGATAACAAATTAGCTGTATTAAGGTCTATGGGTAAACAGACTGGTGTACAATATTCTTTAAATACAGCAGCAAGGCAAGAAATAAAAAGAGCTGCAAGAAGAACAGAAAAATTATTAGAGAGTATAGAAAAAAGATCTTACAATTTAGCTAAATCATTTGAGGGCAGATATAATAAAGGCATACAAAATTCTCCTGCTAGCCAAGACTATTATTTAGATGGTGTATTAGAATTTTTAAA